ATGACATTGACGGTTTACGGCGTGGCGCTTTCGCCTTTCGTGCGCAAGGTCCGCGTGTTCCTGGCCGAGAAGGGGCTCGATTACAAGCTTGAGCAGGTCAGCATTTTCCCGCCGCCCGACTTGTAGCGCGCCACCTATTTTGGCGAGGGCGCGCCATATAGACCGAAAAATTAAAAGAGGGCTGAAGCGGCTTTTCAACCCGGCTTCAGCCCTCCTTTTAAGGGCCGGTGATAATGAGTTCCTTAGCCGCCCTGGCCCCCGAGCCGCCCCGGACGGTATAGGTCGTCTGGACCCCCATCATGGCAAAGCCCTGGAAGGTCTCCCTCACCCCCGGCGTGTCATTAATCGAGAGGATGAAGCGGCCTTTAATGCTTCTGAGCTGGTCGGCGAGGCGTGCAAAGTCGGAGCGGGTGAAAAGCTCCTTGCCGTAATAACCCTCAGAACCCCAGTAAGGCGGGTCGAGGTAAAACAGGGTTCCAGGTGCATCATAGCGGCTGACGAAGTCCGACCAGTCCAGGCACTCAATGACCACCCTGGCCAGCCGGGCATGCACGTCCTCGATCATGGGTGCGAGCTTCGTAATGTCGAAGCGGGCCGGGGCCGCCCGCTGCACCCCGAAGGTACGGCTTGCTACCTTGCCCCCAAATGTCGTGCGCTGCAGGTAAAGGAAGCGGGCCGAGCGCTCCAGATCGGTGAGCGTGGCCGGGTCGGTCCGGACCAGGCGTTCGAATTCGGCGCGCGTCGTGAGCTGGAGCCGCATCATCTCCATGAAGGCCACATAGTGACGTTGCAGCACCCGAAAGAGCGTTGCAACATCCTTGCTCGCATCGTTAATAACCTCGGCCTTTGGCACCCGCTGCCGACGAAAAAAGATGCCGCCCATGCCCATGAAAACCTCGGCATAGAGGTCGTGGGGCTGGGCCTCGATGATCGGGACAATCCGGCTTGCGAGATTTTTCTTGCCGCCGACATAGCCGGCGAGGGGCTGAATAGGGTCGATGGTCTCAAATGGCATGGACTCAATCGCTCTCTTGTGCATGACTCGCCCCGCCCGTGACGGGTGCGGGGATGGCCGGGATCGGCCGGTTCTGGTCATGCGCGCTGAAGCCGCGCGGCTCTGGGCGCGCCAACGCCCATCCCCCCGCCAATCCGGCGGGTCAGTGCGGTACGGCAATTGCCGCCAGCGCCGCATCCGTCTCGCCGATCAGCATGACCTCGCAGCGCCAGTATCCCGTGGGCGCATATATCGGCGCGCCCGTTTCCGGATCAGACTCGGCCGCTTGCATTTCGGGATATGGCAAGCGCACCCGCGCCTCATCGAAGCAAAGCGCCTCGCCGTCTGCCCAGGCATATGGCCGCTCTTTGCCTGCGCTTGCAGTGACGAGTAGCGCGTGCAGCGCCTCGGCTGATCCCGCGCGGAGGGCGTATGCGGTGATACTGCTCATGAGGCCACCCAGTCATCCATTTCCGCGTCCGTCAGCGGGCGGCAGACCTGAAGGTTTTCGAGAATGTCGTTTAGATGCCCGGTGCCCGCAGGGCGCAGGCCGAGAAACAGCGACGGTGCGGCCGGTATCTCCGTAGCATTGCTCGACGTCCCAGCCACCGCGCCGGTGCGCTTGATGCGGTAATCTCCAGGCACGGCACGCAGCGCGACGCGGAAGCGGCCCAGCGCCACGACACCAGACGAAACCGTGACTGTATCCGCGCCGCCAGCATCCGTCACCCCCATGGCGAGGTTGCCGGTGGTGCCTATATAGGCCGACACGCGGCTTGAGCCGCTTCCTGCCGTGCCGGTCCCCGCGATCATGCGCACAACCCCGTCACCGATATGGCTCAGGTTGACCGTTGCAAGCACGCTGAAGCCAGCACCCAGCCCCGCCGCAGCCCATCCCGCAAAAGGTTCGGAGCCGGACGCGATGGCACGGACATCCGATGCGAGACGCACGCCCTGCGCATCGGCCGGGCTCACAATGTCAGGCGATGCGAAGCCTCCGGCTTCGGCCTGCGCATTCCACATGAAGAACGTGAAATCCGGATTGCCGAACCCGCTTTCGACGCGGAGCTGAAATCCGCGCTGCGCCGTCGCATCCGCCGTCAGCGTCACGGAATATCTTTTCCAGCCGCTCGTGAGCGTGAACAGCGTTCCGCTTACGCCGCCGCTCGTCTGGTTCTTGAGGTCGATCCTGACCTTCTCTCCGCCCGCCGCTCCGCGCAACCAGACCGAGAGCGTGTATTTCTGCCCCGCCGTCACATTCAGATTTTGCGTGAGCAGATACGCGCCGCCCGCCGCGCCGCTGAAGCTCGCAGCGGCCATAGCGCCGTCTGGAGCAAGCGCCGCATTGTCGGCGATGGCCGGAGAGCCATACCGCGTCCACAGAAGCGGTGCCGTGAACGCTGTCGAGGCGAGCAGAAGGTTGAGCGTCTGCCCGCCGATGTAGGCTCCGACACCCTGCAATGCGGCGAGCGTGTTGGGGCCGAAAGTCTGAATTGCGCCTGTCGAGTCCGTCAGAAGATGCGTGGAGCTGCGCACCGTCGAGAGCACCCGGCCATGCGGCAGCCGCGCCCCCGCTTTCACATGGCGGTCATTGAGAAAATCCAGCGCCAGCACGGCCTTCGGATGCCACCATCCGGCCGCCGGGCGGCCTGCGCCGAGATGCATGGTCAAGGTCATGGCTGCCGCTCGATGACGGCAATTCTGTCGCCGGCGCGCACGGCGAGTTCCCGTATTTGTCCGGGCATCAGCAGCCGCCAGACGTTGCTCGCGTCCGGCGCGGAGCCGATGGCAATCTGGCATGGCACGTCGGCCTGCAGAAGCACGAACCGGGTGGCAGCCGCGAATACCGGCGAGCTTGCCGATACCTCACCGATGGCCACGCGATGCGACGCCAGATATCCCGCCGGTATGGGCAGCGCGTCGCCGTCCCAGTTTCTTATCAAAAAGTCGCTGTACTCTTCAACGTAAAGCCAGTTCATGGAGTCCCTTTCAATCGCCGCCTACAAAGGCAGCAGCGTAGATATCGTATTCCAGGATGATCGACGGGATTGTGATGCCGGGCCACGATGGTGAAGAATCTTTGCGGTGACTCCAGCCATGTTCGCGGATGATCATCCGTCCACCCGATATCACAGGGCTCACACACATCATGGCGTTGATGATCTGCGCCCAGCTCGGATTGATGTATGTGGACATGCCATCGAGAATGACCGTTCCGGAAAACTGGAACGGCCTGTTGTTCTGAAGAAATATGCCGACCTGCGTCACGCGCCCCCAGCCGAATATCAAGTTCGCCCCGGCCGGAGCCGCGCCGATGTCGTGATCGACACTGAAGCTCGTCGTGTAGCTGGGGAGTGGCGCATGCGCCTCAGTCGAGATCGACCCCTGATATCGCTGCAGCCCCGCCAGCATGGCCTGTGAGCTGTCGAAAACCTTGTATCCGTCTTTATCGATCAGCATCATCGGTGGATCGAGCCGCCACCCCGGCGGTTCGACGGAGAGCGTGCCATGGATTTCGCACTCGGTCCCCGTCACGCTGAAGTGCGGCGATGGGTATGGAATGCTGTCTGACTCCCACAAGGCGGCTGAGGATGCGCCGTCACTGTAATTCAGTACCATCGCGCCGTTTTGCACATCCATCATAATCGTCTGTTTGCCGATAGCGCGTATTTCGCCGCTTCCGGAGGCTTTTTTCCGGATGAAGCGATGGTTTGTATCAATCTGCCCAAGCGACGCCAGCACCACTCCATCCGGTGTAAACCGGATCAGATCATCACTGATATCAGCGCCTTGGAACTCAGCGGCAAAGACCCACACCGCCCAGTGCACTGTCATTGCCGGGCCGAACCAACCGCGGACGTGCATATAAATGCCCGTAGGCGAGGCGGTCAGGCTGATGAACCGCGGGCTGATCGGCGGTGTGGTGGACCCGCCTGGGAGCGGTATGGCTGTGCCCGCGACGGGCTGGCGATAACCGCCCACTTCAATTTCGGCGATGATGAGCGGTGTGTAATCAAGCCCGTGCTCAAACAGGAGAGCATCAACTATAAGATTGCCGCCGCCGGTCGCCACCGCCGGCAGCGACACGGCGGCGCGGCCAGTGTCACGGCTAGTTACCACGCGAGCTATCTTCTTGTAGCCGAGCGAATTGTGGAATTTCACCTTCCCGAGATTGGAAAGGGGATCGATCGCAGCCGAGAAATCCGTGCCTTCAGGGCCGGAGTCGATGATGGCGGCGGTTCCCTCGGCAATACCTGTGACGGGCCTGTCGGCCATCCCTGAAGCAAGCAGTGTGATCATTTCGTCATCACGAAAGTCTTGTTTACAAAGTCGAGCACCATCTTGTCGTCACCGGAGCGGATTTTCCCGGCCGTTAGCGTGCCGACATCGGCCCAGACCGCCGCAAGAAAATCGGTCATGACCTTCTTCGCGGACAGCTCGGTCAACGTTACGACGCCGTCGCGGAGTTCAAATACGGCCTGCGGGCTTCCGCCGGGATTGGCGATCAGGAATTGATCGACAAGCCAGGCGACGGTCAGTGGCGAACCATCTCCACCGGCGAGCACCATCCCGCCGACATCGCCGTTCGCATCCTTTCGAAGGACGTAGTTCCCATCTATCGACATGGCGGCATCCAGTGCATCCAGAATGCCCTGATCGACCGCTCCTGCGTCTATCTTCCGCGCGGTGAGTTTCAGTTCGTTCGTCCAGTTGAGCCCTATCTTGCCGAACACGTTGTAAGCCGCGAGCCGCGCATAGACCTCGCCTCCGGCGCCGAGATCGATGAGGACGCGGCCGGATGGCGCGCCGTCATAAACGATGGTGCCTTCCGCCTCCGGGTCGAAGCCTTGCGCGGCGGAGACCTTGGCGATCACGCCTTTGATGCCGTCTTCATCCGGCAGGCTGAAATCCACCCATGCATGCTGTGCAAAGGCGGTCGTGCTCACGGCCATTAGCGCCGCGGGCACCGCGGCCGTCGCGGTCAGGTTCTGAAACCATTCGACGGGCAGGCCGCGCACGCCGCCGATCGCGGTGACGCGCAGCCAGACCGTTGCCGCCTCGACCGGCCCCTCCCAAGTCGTGTGGCCGCCGTCCTGCAAGAACGTCCAGGTGATGTGGTCGTAGCTCAGTTCCCAGATATAGCTCTGCGCGCCAGCGGCCGGGCGGATGCTTGCCGCGAGTTCAGGAGCAAAGCGCGTGCCGCGCACGGCGACATCGATCCTCTCGATCGACGGCCCGGCCGGGATCTGAGGCAGCAGCGGCGGCGCGGTTTCGGGCGGCGGATCGCCCGCATCGGCCGTATATACACGGTCGTCATCGGCGACGAGACTGAGCAGGATGCGCTCGCCGCCCTGATGGCTGATGCCGATCACCTTGCAGTCGCGCTCGAAGCTGTCGCCGCTGCCAAGCACGGCGACGGTCGGCTCGATATCCTCATCGCCATCGGCCGGTGCAAGGAAGCCGCCGAGCGCGCCCTGCGCGGCCTCGACGGCGGCAAGCGATGCCTCGTCCATGATGACGTCATAAGCTGACGGCCCGGCGGTGACGATGACCGGTCCCCACGGGCTGCCGTCACGCCGCCGCAGCCGCATGTATGCCGGCGCATCGCGCGCAAGCATCGCTTTCTGCGAGAGCCTGATGCGGTGCGCGGCCGCATCATGGCTGACGACATCGGCGGGCCGCCCCCAATCGCAAACCGGATGACTGACGGCGACGAGGCTCATGGGCGAAAGGATGCGGCCGTCATATTCGACTGTCAGCGACGGATACTCGCGCCGGCACTTGTTGACGGCCGCAAGGTACATGCCATAGCGCCATGCGCGGGTCCGATCGACGATCCCCTTGACGCGCACGCGCACGGGATTGGCGGACTGCGACCCCGGCAGCGTCGCCCGCACGGTGGCAGCGACGTCCCAGGTCCGCTCATCGACATATTCGATGAGCACATCGTCCGGCGAGGACGGATCAAAAAAGGCATAATCGATCATGAAGCCGCCATCGGCGATCTCGCGCGGCGTAATCATGAGTTTCGGCACTGTCTGTTTTTCGTCACGCACGAAGGTCACGGTGTCGCCGATCTCGACCGGGCGGGCGCGGCCCACGCGCAGCACGTCGCACAGCACGTCCCAGATCGATTGCGTGTCATCCAGCACCGCGTCGAAAGTATCGCCGCGCACCGACCATGTATCGTGGAGAGAGGCCAGCATCTCGATATCGATGCGATCGTCAGGTCGTCCGGCGCCATACTCGCCATTGCGCAGGATATCCGCCGCCGCCGGAAAGATGTCGCGTGTCGGCACGGGCGCCGACCAGCCGGCGCCGGTCCAGACCGGCAGCATCGCGGTCTGCACGACACTCACCTGCCGTGACGCCTGCGAGGAGAGCTGGTTGGTGGCGCGCGCCCGCATGGCGAGGACCTGGCATGGGAAAATGTCATCGCCGGTGAGATAGGCCCTGAGCCCGTCCCAGCTCACCTCGTCCCAGTCGCGCGTCTCGGTGGCGTTGTCGTTCACGCGCTTCACGCGCACGGCGTAGCGTCCCTCCGGCACTTCATACCTCAGGGATATCCGCTGCGCTGTCCGCGTGGCGAAGCCGAAAACGTCCTGACCCAGCAGAAACCACTCTCCGGCCGGGTTGCCCTGATCGTCGATTTCCTGCGCTTCGATCCGCAGGATGGTGTTGATGGCGCCGATCGAGCCGTCATCGCCGAGATGGCCCGCACCGCCGCGCCAGACGAGATCGACGGCGAGCCGTGTGCAGCGTGAGTCCGGCGCGCTGGCCGCGAACGGCCCAACCCAGTCCCCATCCTTGTTCGGCCCCTCCAGTATCTGACCGGCGACCTCAGCCGAGGTCACGACATTCGACGGGAACAGCGTCACCGGCTGGCCCGGCGGCACGATTTCGAATTCGATGTCCGCGAAGGCGTCCGAGGTGCCGGTATCCTCGTGCCAGGCGGTGGTGCGGGCGATATCTATCCGGTGCACCTGGGCGTGGCCGAGGCCGAGACTGAAGAGCTGGTAGAGGTAAAGTTCATTGCCTGAAAACTCAGTGTAAGGCTGCGCGGCGAAATCGGGTGTCAGGATATGACGTCCGTAAACTTTCGGGATCGGTGCGCCGAGGCGCGCCTGGTTGCCCTGCGGTGTCAGGCTGTAGGTGGGCGAGGCGGCGGGACCCGCATTGTAATTGCCGGACGCGAGCGCCTGTTGTGGCAGAAGCGCATTGACGAGATAACCGCCGGCGATCGTCGCCACGGCGACGCCTGCACGCAGCGCCCAGCCCGAAAGGCCGAGCCCGCCCGGCCCGAGCAGCGCCGAGGCGGCGATCGTGACGCCGAGCTGCAGTACGAAGCGGAACACATCCTTGACGCCGCCGCCGCCTGCGGGCAGCACGATGAAAAGCAGCCGGTCATCAGCCGCGAGAGGCCGTGTCCAGTCGCTCCGCAGCAGCGGCGCGCCGTTCAGCAGTGCGATGAAAGGCAAATGAAAGGCCTGACGCGCGGCGATGGAGGCGATCGTCTCGCCCGCCGCCGCCGCAACGGGCACGGGAAGGCCGATATCCATCGGCGTGCGGGCGACGGCCGCGCCGCCTGTCTCATTCTTCATGCACGCCTCCCGTATAGCGATGAAATATGAGGCGGTTGAAGCCCCGCCCCCGCGCCTCGCTCAACCGGTCGATGCAGAGCCCGGCGCGCTCGGTGTGGTGCAGCACCACGCCGCGATCGAGGTCGAGCCAGGTGCCGACATGAAAAGGCAGCTCCAGATGCGCCATCGTTACCGCATCGCCATGGCGGGGCGCGCCGTCGCGCGGGCTCCACTGACTGTGCGCAGCATGCGCTGAAACGGCCCGCACGATCTGCCGCAACCCGGCGCCGGGCCCAAGATCGACCGGCATCAGATCGCGGCCAAAGAGGTGCCATTGGACGAGTTGCGTCATCGACCAGCAATCGTAAGCGGCGGGCCCGCACGCGCCGAGCCGCCATGCGGGCGCGGCGGCGAGAAGCTGGCGGACGAGCAGAGCCGCATCCGCGCCGCGCGCAGGCACATTCGCTGGAAATCGCAGGTGACGGTCAGCGGCTTGCAAGTGACGGAAACTCCTCATTCGTATAGGTCCTACCAAAAATCCGTTCGCGGAGATCGCTAAAAGCGGCCTTGCCCTCAATCCGCACTGTCGAGGCCGTGGCACGTCGCAGCGTGAGGCCGCGCAACCGGTAGTGGACCGTGTCGGGATCGTGGCTCAGATACTGACGGACATGGAGAGAGACCGGCTCGCCGATGGAAATGGCGTTCTTCATCAGCGGCACCAGCGAGCCGCTGACATTGTCGATCGTCAGCGTCAGCTCGGGCTGCTGGCCGTCCTTCCACGACGGCAGCGTCACGTCGATCGCGGCGGAGAGAAAAGTGACGATCTCGCCGGGCTGCACGGGCGCGTCGGCCTCCAGGCGCAGCCGCCGCCCCCATGTCACCGGGTCCTCGGAGAGCAGCTCGCCATGATCGAGCACCACGCGGGCGGGTGACGGGAACGACGAGTGGTTGAGTTCGAGCGCCGTCCATGCCGTCACGGCGGGCGCCGAGGCATAGGCTTCGCGGATCGCCTGATCGAGATCGTCCATGTCAACCCTCCGGCGTCAGAAGAGTGGCGCGCAAGCTTGCGATTTCGCCATCGAGCGCCGCGAGGCGTGACATATTTTCGGCCACGCTCATACTCAGCGCGATCTCACGCATCGGCCTGATCTGCCTGCGCTCCAGCGCCTCGATTTTCATGACGATCGGTGCATTGATGACATCGCAAAGCTCAGACCAGCACGCGATACGCGTCGGCGCGCCGCCATCCGCTACCCACGCGAGATAGACGGTGGCGGCAGCATCGAGAAAGTCACGCGCCGCGCTCGACCACACGCGGGTCTCGTCGCCCTCGACGATCCAGTACCAATTATTTATGTCGTACTCGACCGTCATATGTACTGGCCTCCGCTTGCCACGGTGCCTGCGGCGTCGCCTGGGAAATAGGTCGCGCCGCCGCCGTTCGTGTAGATGATCGCGTTGGTACCGGCAAAATACCGCACGCCGGTCGCGCTACCGACGAACGTCACTCCAGCCATCTGGACATTGGCCAGCAAGGCCGCGTTCACAAACCGGGTGGCGAATGCGGGGGTGCCGACCAGTGTCACTGTCAGCGCGTAATACTGCACGATCGAGTTGGATGCGATCAGGTGGTAGCCCGCGTTACCGACAATCGAATAGCTGCTCTCGCATCTCAAAAACGATCCGACGTTCAATTGCATTTGGGCCGCCGAGCAGGCGCCGAAGCGCATGCCCGCGCCGATGCGAAGGAATGTGCCGGGCGCTCCGCAATAAATGCCGCTGCCGGAGCTGTTCCTGATTTCAAGATGCTGCAGAAGGATTTGCTGGCCGGTCGCATATGTGACGACCGTGCCGATGGCAGCGGCGGAAAGAATGACATTTCCGGGATTTGCGGCGTTGCCGCTGATCGCAAACACACCGCCGCCTACAAGAGCAGCGCTGATTTGGACGGTTTCGTTGTAGGTGCCGTCAGCGAGCTGCGCGGTCACTGTATAGCCCGCCGTGTCCAGCTGCTTCAGCGCTACCTCATACGCTTTGTAGATGGTCGCAAATGCCGTCGCGGGCGTGAGACCGTCATTGCTGTTGCTGCCGGTTGGGCTGACATAATAGGTCCGGTTTGCCGTCAGCACCTCGCGCGCGTTGATGAGGCCGCGCAGGCCCGCGCCATCCGCCAGCGTTAGCAGCGCGCGGCCATAGGCCGTGGTGGCGAGCGCCGCGATCGCCGTGAGATCGGCATCGAGCGGCTGCTTGCTCGCAAGCCCCGTCACCTCGTCGCTGATCTGCGCGGCGATCCAGGCGAGCTTGCGCGCCAGGCTGTCCACAGGGCCGCCTTCCGTCGGCACGATCGTATCCGCATCGCCATGCACGATCTGATGCATGAGTGCAGCGTCTGTCTCGAGCTGCGCGACGAGCGCGGCGGCGGCTTCGGGCGTCAGACTCATGCGGCGGCCTCCAAATAACTGACATGGACGAAGTGGTGGATGCCCGTCGAAAGCCCCGTGAATGACGGCTCGCCGAGCACGCCGATGAGAAACACGGCGGCGTCGTCCATGTAGGGCACGTCACGGATTTCCAGGCTGGCGGAGACGCGCCAGGCGCCATCCGGCTGCAGCGCCGCCTCCCATGCGTCGTAAAACCGGCAGCGCCGCGTCCCGTGCCAGCCGCCGACCCATGCGGGCATGGTGAACCAGGCCGCGCCGTCACGCAGCGCGTGGTGATACCAGGCGCGGAAAAGTGCGAAGGCGTCCGGCGGCATGACCCATGTGAAGTGCGGCGTCACCGGTCCGTCCTCGAACCACCGCCGCGCCGCCGCCGGGCCGCGCTCGATATCGGTGCGGATCACCGGCCGGTGCGGCGTCATCGTGGCGCCGTCGCGCAGCGGCAGCGGCTCGATCGAGGCGGGCCAGACGCGCAACGCCGCTTCCGGCGCATCGAGCGGCGAGATGAAGCCCGCGCCGCGCACCTCGATCTCGGCCGAGACCATCCAGACGAGGCCGGAAAGCTCCGGCTGATAGACGCCGCGAAACCGGCATATGCAGGGTTCGAAATCTTCACCCGTGAAAACCGGCATGCGGAACCACGCGGCGCCGTCCTCGAGCGCGGTGTGGTGCCAGGCGCGGAACAGCTCGAACTCCGCCAGCGAGAAGGGCCAGACGGCGGAAATATAAGACGGGCTCGCCACCCAGGCGCGGCGCTTGCGGGCCGGGCCCTGCTCCATCTCGATACGCGGCTGCGGATCGTGCGGCCGCCAGCCATAGCCCGCGAGGATGGGCCGGTGGGAAAGCGCGGCAGGCCATGTGAGGATGCCGCCCATCAGCCCCTCCGCTGCTTTCCGCCGGTCGGCGGCACGCCGAAGACATGCGAGAGCCCGGCGACCAGGCTGCCCTGACCCGCTGCCGCGCGAGAGCCGAGCTTGTCTTCCAGCTGTTCAACAAAGATGTCGATGCTCATGCCGCTCTCATCGCGGCGCTGGCTCACGCGGGCCGTGGTGCCGGGCGCTTCGTGGATATTGATCGATACGGCCACCTCCGGCGGCTGCGCCGGGCTTGCCGCGCCGCGCGTCGCGGCGCGGATGTTGCGGATATGACGCGGGTCGGCTGCCGTCAGCACTTCCTCGCCCGCCTGGGCGATGATCGGCACCTCGCCCGGCAGAAGCCCGCCCGAATGGAAGCGCGGCGCGCCATTAAAAAGCGCGGACGGGACGAGGCGGTTCTCGTTCGCCGGCGCGCCGACAATGCCGCCCGTATGGAACAGCCCGCCGATGATGCCGCCCGCATCGTCGATGGTGGCGTAGTTCGTGCCGAAAAGGCTGTTCATCAGCGGCGCCGTGACCGCGAGCCGGTAGAACTGGCGCAGCACGTCCTGCACCACCGAGGCCACGGTGTCGCCCCAGTCCGCCGCATCGAGCTTGCCGGAGGCGAGCTGATCGCCGACACGGGCGAGCGCGCTTTCGGCCGACGAGGCGAACTCGTCATAGACTTGGCGCTGCCGCTCGAGCGTGGCGGTCTCGGCGGCGATGAGGCGCTCGTTCTTCAGTATCTGCTGAAATTCCTTGCTGCGCAGATCGATACCGGCGCGCCGCGCCTGCTGTTCCGCCCGGAGCTGCGCCGTCTGTTCGGCGCGCATGTCGGCGCTCTCCCAGACGAGCGAGGCTTCGAGCCGCAGCATTTCGAGGTTGTCGGCCTGTGCCTGGAGCGTGTCGGCCGCAGCGGTTCTCGCCTGCTCTTCGTTTAGCCGCGCATAGGCGCCGCGCAGCGCCTCGATGACGCGTTCGAGCGCGGACCGGGCCTCGCCTTCGGCATTCGCCTGCGCGATGAGGAGCGGCCTCAGCGCCGCGTCGAGCTGCGCCTGCTGCGC